CCCCCCCCCCCCACCCACCCCCGCCCCCCCCCCACCCAACAGCCCCGCACAGAGGTCACGGCTTTTCAGCCCGCCCCTCGATGCGAGGCAACTACTTCTCCAGATGCAGTCACAACTGCGTCTGAGGCGTGCGCAACGAACGTTCTCGAAGTGTCAGGCGAGCCCATCCCCTCGTCCGTAGATAGTATGGCTAGACTCCAGAATTCTATGGATGACGCGGTGGTAGCATTATCGCTTGCTACTAAACAATTGGATTCCGTTCCCAACTTTGCAGCTATGATCAGTGACTTAAAGTCCTACATACGCTCGGAGTTGGTTGAGGAAGAAGAGGAAGATGAGGACGCTGACGACGAGGCTGCCTCAGACGTAGAGGTACATCAACCCATATATCGAGAGGATTCTTTTTTAGGCGGTCGGGCCCCCGCGCACACAGGAGCGCGTGGGGCCCCGGTAGTAACCTACCCCGGCAGCCATACGAAGACTCTACTCAAAGAGAACACTTCAGTTCCCCTTCAGCCGCAGATACGGATGGAGGTACCAAGGATGGTGGACCATGCGGTCATCCAGAGACTCACCGACAAGTCAGAGGTTCAGACTCATCAGAAAACCCTAGCAGTGTCCCGCGATATGCTCAACAGCAGATTAGCGGAGTGCGTATCACGCTTTCGCATAGCTGGGGACAATCTGGAGATGTTCGATCCTATACTCGCAGAGCAGCAAGAGATTATTGCTGCGCTCAAGGAGAACAAAATCTCCCTGAAGGCTGCGAATGTACGGCTTACGGAGCTCTCTGCGTCAACTGCGGAGGAGAAGAAGTTGGCTCAGAAGGTTGCTGCTTCCCGTGCGAAGCAGAGGAAGGAGCAGGGCACTGCAGCGGTTGCTGCTGCGCTCTCCAACGCTACCGTCCCGGCGGGTGTGCCAGGTGTGGACGACGAGGCGGCTGCTACAAAGACAGCCCCGTCTACAGCACCGCAACCCGGAAAAACCGGACGTCGGCACCGAGGAGGGAAGAAGAAATCTGGACCACCTGGGGCAGTGCCCTAGAAGAGTTGGCTGGTACCGACTTAATGTCAGCTTATTGCTGGCCTCCAGATTCCCAAGCTGCCCTCCTTGAGGCCCTTTGTTATGCGTCTCGTATGCATTTCAAAGCCCTTTCGACAACCACCCCCGTAACTGAGAGCGAGTTACGTGGTGTTATTAACGCTCTAGAATCGATCTATTCTCCCCTTAGATCGAACCTCAGAAAACCCTCCTTCCCGGATTTCGCAGCCTTCAGACGGCTCGTCCTCACGGAAGTTGAGTGGACTTCTACCCCTGGATTGCCTTTCTCCAAGCAGTACACTTTAAATAGTGACCTGTTTGGATGGAATGGAGTCACTGTTGATGACCAACGAACCAGGCTTGTTTATACCGCTTTTCGGAGCCGGTGGAACAAGCTTCTTCTTGGTACCTCCAGTGACCCCATCTCGCTTTTTATTAAGCCAGAACCGCATAAACAGAAGAAACGCGACACGCAGGCGTGGCGAATTATTCACAATGTATCCATTGTCGATAACCTAATTGCCCGTGTCGTTTTCGGTTCTCTGTTTGATGCTGCAATCAAGGGGTATGAGGTGGTGCCAAATAAAGCTGGATGGGCACCTTCTAGTGGCGGGTTTGCTTGGCTGCATTCGCAGCTGGGTAAACAAAAGCTCATGGCTGACAAAAGTGCCTGGGATTTTACTATGCAGGGCTGGCCCATTCTCGCATTCGCGGGTTTGGTTGACCGGCTTTTCGAGCATTTGGAATCTGAGGACGACTGGAAAGTAGTAGCAGGCAACCACCTGGCCTCTATGTTTGGCGATTGCACCATCGCTATCGGAGAAATCCGTGTTAAACAATTGGTCACTGGTGTTATGAAATCCGGTTGGCTAGGCACCATTTGTGTCAACTCCATTTCCCAAGTAGCCCTTCACGTCTTGGCGTGTATGCGGCTCTCGGTTGATTGGAGACCAACACTCCCATATGCTATGGGAGACGACACAATACAGGACGCAGCAGTACCACCCCGATACCTTGCAATTTTGCAAGCTGGTGGGTGTATTGTAAAGGAATTTGAGACCTCAGATCGGTGTGCCTTCGCGGGCCATCTTTTTGACTCTGTCTCTTGTGTTCCAGCATACGTTGCCAAACATTGCTGGATGCTGTTACATCCGGACCCCACCACACAGTTGGAGTCCCTTGAATCGTATCAGTACCTTTACGCTCTGCATCCTGAGATGCTCAGTATCATCCAGACAATTCTCCTAGCCAAAGGTGGGACCAACCGTTTTCGCAGCCGCGATTTGCTGCGTTGTTGGTACCATGGCTGGGAGACCGGCGGTAAAGAGGTCAAACCTCCACCTCTCTATTACCGCCTCCTCTCTACCTGCCGTGGCCTCGGGCCGCGCTCTATCAGGTAGTTAAATCGCCTTCCTTGGCTATGGGTCGTTCGCAAGTGAACCAGGTCGTATTATC